ATGTACTCTTTAAATCTAAGAATATTGGTGTGATAATTTTATCGGGAAGGTCTAATATGTCAGTTTTCATTCTTCTTAAAACAAGATTTTTAGTTCTCATTCTAAGTTCGTCTAAATTTGTGGCGCCGTTAGTATTCCATATTTTCTTTTTGTTTACTGTGAATTGATAACCACCACAATATCTTTTAACATAACCTTGCCAATTTAACGTAACATTTGAATTTACAATTCTTAATAGATTATAATAATTGATTGGTTTTGAGGTCATTGGTGTACCTGTAAGTAACCAAACTTTTGGTATATTTTTTAATATATCATTTATTAATTTAGTTCTTTGAGCGGTGGTATTTGATATGTAGTGGGCTTCATCCACTATTGCTAAATCAAATTTTTCATTATCAATTAAATTAGTATTTTCTTGACCAATTTCAGGTGTTTCAGTTGAGTGATAGTTTTTTACAATATCATAATTTATAATATAGTAATTAAATGTTGAACCCCACTTACGACCTTCAACAATTAAAGTTTTCTTATCTGAGTAATTTTCAATTTCTCTCTGCCAATTAATCTTTAGAGATGCTGGGCATATTATTAAAATCTTTTTTGCTCCACTTTCTAAAGATGCAATAATTGCTGATGTGGTTTTACCCAGTCCCATATCATCAGCGAGAATATATTTGTCGTTGGCTAATAATTTCTCAATAGCTTCTTTTTGGTGAGGTAATGGAGGTCGGTTATCGTAAGATGAATAATCAATCTCTCTGTTTAATTTTTTTTCCTCTTGGATGATTGCGGATTTAGGAACCCACATAGCTGAATTTTTTTCAGTTTCAAAAATTTTACCCCATATGTGATATGCCATATCACTTTCACATAATAACTTTTCACACCATATTTTTTCGGGTGGTTTTGTTAGATGTTTAGATTCCATTAACTTGTCTGCAAATCCATCAACAATACTGATATATTTTTTTGCAACCCGAGGAACTACCTCATGGTATTTTAAAACATACTCTGCTTGGGGTCTTGTTAACTGAAAACCTTTAACTTCAGATAACTTTCTTTTCCACTCAATTAGTTGATTATTAAAACCTTCATAAGTGGATAAAATTTCCCTTGCTTCTATCTCAGGAATCTTACTCTGCATACAATAACTTAAATATACTAAAATAGAATCAATAAATGAACTATTTATAAGAAATGAAAAATAAACTACCGATAACCAGACTTAGTAAATTCTTTTCCCAAACTGATTTTGATTTGAACGTTCAGTTAGGTGAAGAATATTTGCATGGTGATTTGGGTATGAAATTAGTTTTATTTAGGGTAGATAGACAAAAAACCGACACAGATGATGTTTATGGTGAGGTGGGTAAAGACCAAATTAAATTTTTACCACCTACCGAATTTTTTGGGTTGGTTAAAATTGAAGAACCTAAAAATAATTCATACACTAAAGGTGTAAATAGATATTTGGAACCAGGTAATATGACCGTTTCAGTTTACATAAAACATTTAGAAGAAATGGGTATTGATATTAGGTATGGTGATTTTATTGGTTACCCCGAATCGGAGGAAAGAATTAGATACTATACGGTAGTAAACGATGGAAAGGTTACTTCCGATAATAAACATAATATGTTTGGTTTCAGACCTCATTATAGAACCATTACTTGTGCAATAGCCCAAGAATCTGAATTTAGAGGAATTTAATTATGGGATTACCGAAAAGAAAAAAAGATATTAAAGTATATGGTGCAAATCAAAACGCCGATGGTCCTGCAATAACGGGTAGAAGAAAAGAGTTATTAGAGGAAATCATAAAATCTGACGCATTCCTTCCTGATTCTATATTACATGATGACCTTGATTTAGGTATGTTGGAGTTTGTAAAAGAAAATTTCAAAGTAATTTCTGACGGTGACCAAATACCCATGATTCCAAAAATTCTTACAATTCAAAGATGGGGTGAATACACTAATAATTGGTCTTTTAGTGATGAAGATGGAAATATCAAATTACCATTTATCGCTGTTGTAAGAAAACCTGAAGTTCAATTGGGTACTAATCCATCTATTCAAAGAACAATTCCCGATAGAAGAGATTTCTTTTACGCTTCAGTTCCAACTTGGGACGGTAATCAAATGGGTGCCGACATTTATAAAATCCCTCAACCAATTGCGGTTGATATTAGTTTTGATGTAACAATTGTTTGTACAAAATTTAGAGATATAAATAAATTCAATCAAAAAGTTTTACAAAAGTTTTCATCTCGTCAAGCATACACCCGAGTGAAAGGACACTACATTCCAATCGTATTAGATAGAATTGAAGATAATACCCCAATGGACACCTTGGATGGTAGAAGATTTTACATTCAAAATTATGGATTTACAATGTTAGGGTTTCTAATCGATGATGAGGAGTTCGAAGTCTCACCAGCAGTAAATAGAAGTATAACGATGGTTGAACCTGATTTAAGAAGTATACCATCTATAAAGAAAAAAACTAACAATATATTAATTCAGGGTGAGTATTCAAATGGTTCAATAATTGCAAATTATACCGCAACTTCTCAATATAAGGTAGATAAAACAGTTAAGATAACTTTTACAGATTCTTTAATTACTTCAGGTTCCCCGATTAATCAATCGGTAACGTTGTTTATTGATAACAATCAATTATCGGGAACTACCCAATATACATTATCTGAAAACTATTCTCAATTATCGGGTATAACATCTTTTAAAAGTGTAACGATAGATACTGTGGGTAGGTCAAAGTATGAATACACCCACACAACAGGTTCAACGTTTAATTAATCTCCGTAAATGTCTTTCCTTTTAGGTGTATCGACAACCTTATTTGTTTTACAAAGTTCATCAATCCATTTCTGAACAACCTTGTAAATTTTTAATCCGTTTTTATCGCAATATTCTTTTAACATTTGGTGATGATTTTCACTCACCTTTATATTTTTCGAGGGATTTTTCATGATATAGATAAATATAGATATTAAAGGATAAATTAGTATCTATAAGTACCATTTTTAAAAAAATCAAGGGAATCTTTGCTAAAAACAAAGATATTTATTGATAAAGAAATAAAATTAATTAACCAAACAATTTAAAAATGGCAAATTCAAATAGAGTTTTTGTATCTCCGGGTGTATACACATCTGAAAAAGACTTAACATTCGTAGCACAAAGTGTTGGTGTGAGCACATTAGGTTTGGTGGGTGAAACCTTAAAAGGTCCCGCTTTTGAACCTGTATTAATAACTAATTTTGACGAATTCAAGTCATATTTTGGGGGAACAAGTCCGTTAAAAGACAACAATAACAATCCAAAATATGAATTACCTTATTTCGCAAAATCTTATTTAGAAGAATCTAACCAAATGTTTGTAACAAGAATATTAGGTTTAACGGGTTATTTACCTGTCAAAACTTATGGTGTTAAAACAATTGGTGGGGTTACATTGGGGACTCTTAGTGGAACAACCACTGGTTTAACAATGTCAGCATCAACCACAACAATTACAGCAAGTACGATTTATAGTGAACTATCAGATAAAATATCTGTAGATGGAAATTATATTACAGAATATATTGTATCAAACTTTAGTGGTAACACATCATCTAACCATGGACAGTGGTTTGTAATGGGTGAAGTACCAACTTCAGGAACAAGTGGTCAAACATCATCACTTGAAGAAGTTTCTCCTTTAACAGGTTTGAATAACACAAGTAATTACAACAACAAAGAATGGTTTAACAAACTTTGTAACACCGCAGGTTCTCAAGTTTATTCTTACTTATTTGTTTATAACAGCGGTGCGAGTAGATTTGATGTAACTAAGTACACATACTATGGAACATTGAACACGGCGTATGATGGACAAGTGGTTTTAGCGTTCAGACCAAGAGGTTCTTACAATGGACAAACATTAAACTTGGAAACTACCGCAGATGTAAATTTTGTGGTTACAGGTTCAGGAATCACTACAAATCCATTAGCTGAATTTACAGTTAATGTTACAGGTTCAACAAGTAGTGCAAAATCATTCACTTGTAGTATGGACTCTTCGTCATCAAAATATGTAACAAAAGTTTTTGGTACTGATGTTTATGACAAATTAAAAAGTGATGTACCTGTGTATGTTTTTGAATCTTACCCAAATTATTTACAAAGAGCATATGAACAAGGTTTAATTAGAGGTTTAAGTTTAACAGAATCTTACGAAACTGTTGGTAACGACTTTAAAACATCTTGGGATACCCCAATGACACCAACTGTTGTATCAGAGGTTAGAGGTGGTGAAGTTGATGATTTATTTGATGTAATTACAGTATCAGATGGTGATTCTGCAAACTACGAAGTAAAAGTTTCAATTATTAATATTGATGTAAACACTGGTGACTTTGACTTAATCGTTAGAGACTTTAATGATACAGACGATAATTTAGTTGTACTTGAAAAATTTGGTAGATGTAATATGAATCCAGATTTACCAGGATATGTTGCTAAAAAAGTTGGTACATCCGATGGTGAATATGAATTACGTTCAAGATACATTATGTTGTCAATGGCTGATAATCACCCAACCGACGCATATCCTGCAGGATTTAAAGGATTTACAAACAACACATCTTTTGGTTCAAGTACTTTAGGTTCGGTGATGTACAAGACTACATTCTATAACGCTGGTGATACTACATCTTATCAAGCCGATGGAACACCTGTTTTATCTTCAGGTGACAAAGTAAGAAGAACATACTTTGGTTTATCAAGTCCAACAAACGCAGTAACATACGATAGAGACTTGTTTAAATTCAAAGGAACATCAGCAGCTGGAACAACTAAGGGTTTCCACTTATCAACAAACGCATCTACAATCACAGGAACAACCTTCTTAACCACGTCGTATGATTTAGAGGGTCAAACAGGTGGAGCGAATAACGTATTAACAAATATCAATTATCGTAAGTTTACATTCGCAGCTTGTGGTGGTTTTGATGGTTGGGATATCTACAGAAATGTGAGAACCTACGGTGATGGATACATCTTTGGTAAAAATACTTACACAAGTGGTAACACTAATAATGGTGGTGTATTTAGTACAGTATCAGGAAACTCTGACTACTACGCTTACACTCAAGGTATTGATACCTTCGCAAACCCTGAAGCTGTTGATGTAAACATCTTCGCAACACCAGGTATCAACTTCTATGACCACAGTTCATTAACATCTTATGCAATTGATATGATTGAAGAAGATAGAGCGGATTCACTTTATGTAATTTCATCACCAAACTACGGCACTGCAGATGAAGTAATAGACTCATTGGACGGCGTAGCAATTGATAGTAACTACTCAGCGGTTTACTGGCCTTGGATTCAAGTTAGAGACGCAGACAACGCTACACAATTATACTTACCACCAACAGGTGAAGTGTTGAGAAATATAGCATTAACAGATAACGTATCTTTCCCTTGGTTCGCAGTAGCGGGTTATTCAAGAGGTTTAGTAAACTCAATCAAAGCTTATAAGAAATTAACTTTGGATGAGAGAGATGACCTTTACAAAGCGAGAATTAACCCTATCGCAACATTTGCGGATACCGGTACAATCATTTGGGGTAATAAAACACTTCAAGTACGTGAATCAGCTTTGGATAGAATTAACGTAAGAAGATTACTGTTAAGAGCAAGAAAATTAATTTCAGCAGTAGCAGTAAGATTGTTATTTGAACAAAACGACGAACAAGTTCGTAATGAGTTTTTGAGATTGGTTAACCCGATATTAGACGCAATTAAGAGAGAAAGAGGTTTGTATGAATTCCGTGTAACGGTTTCTAACGACCCTGAAGATATTGACGCTAATACTTTGAGAGGTAAAATTTACATTAAACCAACAAGAGCTCTTGAATTTATCGATGTTGAATTCATAATCACACCAACAGGAGCATCATTTGATAATATCTAATAAAAAGGGGAGGGGAAACCCTCCCTATTTTATGTTCCACGTGGAACATTATTATATAGTGTGACCTACGGAATTACCAAATATAAAAAAAATAAAATTATAAATTACCCAGTATATGCACCAGTATTCTAGTTCTAGTTCTAGTTTATTTTTATCTAGTTTATTTCTTTCTAGTTATTCTAGTTTCTTTAATCTAGTTCTTAATTTACTAGCATCTAGTACTAGTATGGAAAAAATACGAAATAATTTTCACAAAATCAAGTATTGAGAAGATTTTTTTTGTTTTTTCATATACAACATATTTATAAGAAAGATTAAAAATAAAAAAATTAAAAAACAAATATTGACATGGCAGATTTATTAATGAAAATGCCGGTTCCTTACGAACCGAAGAGAGTTAACCGATTCATACTTAGATTCCCATCATCATTGGGTATTAACGAGTGGTACGTAACCTCAAGTGCAAGACCTAGTGCAAAAATTAACTCAGTTGCAATTCCTTTCATCAACACATCAACATACGTAGCTGGTAGATTTGAATGGAATGAAATAAGAGTAACCTTCAAAGACCCTATTGGTCCTTCAGCGGCACAAGCATTGATGGAGTGGTTCCGTCTACACGCTGAATCAGTTACAGGTCGTATGGGTTACGCAGCTGGTTACAAAAAAGATATTGAATTAGAAATGTTAGACCCAACGGGGGTTGTGGTTGAAAAATGGATACTTCAAGGTTCTTTCATAACCGACTTAAACTTTAACGAACTTGATTATTCAAGAGATGATATCGCATCTATCACATGTTCGTTAAGAATGGATAGATGTATATTAGTTTACTAATCAAATAATAAAAAATCTGTCAATAAAAGGTCTCTCAAAAGGAGACCTTTACTTTTTTTATAAGTTTTTGTAAATTATACTAGTTATTAAATAAAACAAATATGGAAGAATTTAGAGTCGACCCAACAATCGCTTATGATGTTGTTGAACTACCCTCAAGAGGTATACACTATCAAAATAAAAAGAAATCACTTAAAGTTGCATACTTAACGGCTGCGGATGAAAATATTTTATCCGCGCAAAATTTAATTGCGACAAATGGTGTAATTGATGAATTACTTAGAAGAAAAATATTAGATAGAGATATTCAAATTGAAGACATTGTTGAAGAAGATAGACAAGCAGTGTTAATATTTTTAAGAAACACCGCTTTTGGTCCCGAATATAAATTTTATTTAACTGACCCAAAAACTGAAAAGGATTTTGAGATTTCTGTTGATATGAGTGAATTAAAATTCAAAGATTTTAATTTAGAATCAGATTCAAACGGTGAATATCCATATTTTATGGAAAAATCAAAAGTTCAAATCACATTTAAATTTTTAACACCAAAACAAGAGAAAGAACTTGATGATTTAAGAAAGAGTTGGAATGGTCAAGGTGTTGCACCTGTTGTCACCAAACAATTAGAAATGATGATTAAGTCTGTTGCTGGCAATAGAGATATGATGAACATACATAATTTTGTTGAGAGATTACCAATTAAAGACTCTCAAGATTTCAGAAAATTTCTAAAAGAAAATAAACCAGGATTAGATTTAACAAAAACAGTAAAAACCCCGTCAGGAGAAGACACCCAAGTTGAAATTGGGTTCGGGGTTGAGTTTTTTCGCCCTTTCTATGGCTTATAAGAAAGGACAGTTAGACGAAATTTTATTTTTAATCAAAAGAGGTTTTAGTTATGGTGACATTATCACCATGCCAGTTTTCATACGTAGATATTACGTGGAGTACATTATTGAATTAGAAAACACTCCTAAATAATATTTATTGATATGAAAATTAACGAAGAAGTATCCAAATTAAGAGCAGGTTTAAATTATACTCAATTCAAAAACGAGTTCTTGAAATTTGAATCCGTGAAGAATAACAGTTCTTTAATGGGTCAAGTAGATACTTATTGGTCATTTTATAATCAAAAAGAACCATCAAGTGGAGGAAATACAGGAAGTGGTGGTAGTAAAACAGCCGCTTTTGCTACAGACCTACTTAAAACTCAAAATATTGCGGACTTAGGGTATTCAAACCCCGTTTCATCATTATCATTATCAAAAGATACTGTATTCCAATTTAGTACCATATCTGAAACAATAGGTAAAATTGCAAGAGAATCAAAAAATCTACCTGATTTTATGGTTCAATTAGGTGTTAAAGGTGCCAAAGAGATGGTATCTTTTCTTGGTGATGAATTAGTAAAAATACAAACACAAGAAGTAGAGTTAAGAAATAAAATTAATTCTGAACTTGGATTAACAGGTGAATTATCAAGAGAATTTAGAAACAATATATTTGAAACATTACCAGCCGCTACCGCTATGGGATTTGGATTTGAGGATGTAAAAGATTATGCGGTACAAATGGTTGAACAAACAGGTAAGATGACAACATTTGGTAGTGATGTTTTACAAGAATCACAAAAAACCGCTAGAGCTTTTTATGGTGATTTATCTAAATTAGGGGCCGCACTAGATTCGTTTGAAAAAGTAGGTATTGGAGCAAAAGACGCAATCAAAGAAATTGACAGGGCGGGTAAAAGTTCATTAACTCTTGGTTTAAACGCGAGAAAGGTGGTAGCAGATGTTGGTGCTAATATGGACAAATTAAACACTATTGGATTTAAAAATGGTGTTGAGGGATTAACCAGAATGGTTCAGAAGTCTATTGAATTTAACATGAACATTGAAAAGGTTAAAACCATGGCTGAAAAATTGTTTGAACCCGATAACGCAATTGCATTATCCGCGGAATTACAAGCAATTGGGGGTGCTATAGGTGATTTTAACGACCCATTAAAACTGATGTATATGGCAACTAACGACGCTGGTGGACTTCAAGACGCTATGATAGGTGTTGCGGGTTCATTGGCCACATATAATACTGAATTAGGTAGGTTTGAAATCACAGGTGCTAATCTTAGAAAATCTAAAGCTTTAGCGGACCAAATGGGTATGAGTATGGAAGAAATGTCCAAGACCGCAATTAAAGCGGCGGAAAGGTCTTCAGCCGCAACCGCAATACTTTCATCAGGTCTACAAATTGACGAAAAAGAAAAAGAATTCTTAACCAACATTTCTAAAATGGAAGGTGGTAGAATGGTTATAGATATTCCCCAATCTTTAGCAGATAAGATGGGATTAAAAGATACCAAAGTCGCTTTGGATGAACTAAATCCTACGATTGCAAAAGGGTTATTGGAGAATCAAAAAGCGTTTGAAGAAATGTCTGTTGAGGATATTGCGAGAGACCAATACACGGCAACTCAAAATATGCAAAAAGACATAAGTGCATTATTGACGGTCGCTAAAGTACAAGCGGCGGCAGAAATGAGAAAACCCTTGGCTGAGTTTGACAAATACATTGAAGGTTTAGAATTATCTAGAAATTTAAAAGAAAAGACAAGTTTAGGTGGTTTACAAAAAACAGACGAAGGGTTATTCTCCAAAATGGTTAGCGAAGCGGTTGCACCTGCTAAAGCTTTAGTTGCTAAAAGTATGGGTGTGAGTGAATCTGATTTAGAGAACAGATTAAAAGGAAAAGAATCATCTACCACACCAACAACTTCAACAGTAAATGTTAACCATACACATACTGTTAAATCAGACGGAGCCGTTGTTGATAATGTTGTTAGGGCGATTAATAATAGTCCATCATTGGCTAATGATATGTCTCAAAGTTTTATGCCATCGGATTTAGATTACACATCTTTTACCTTACCACCTCAATTTAATTAAAATTAAAAAGTTTCTATTTATAATATAAATGCCAACATATTTAGATTTTAATAACACCAAAACTTTCAGGGACTTTTTAATTTCAAAAACTCTGAATAGACCGAATGGACCTCAAACGTTCACGGATGCGAATTATAGTGTTCAGAATCTAAATAATTTTGCTAATGTCGACCCCGGTGACGTTAAAACAAATTGGGCTGTTTACTTTGGACAAAATTTTATCAATTTATATATTCCACCCAACAATATAATAGAAGAATATACCGACACATCCTTACCCATGTTAGCGTGGTTAAACGGTGGTATACTGTCAGCCGGTTATATTGATTCATTTGAACCCCAAACAACTAATTTAATTAGTATTATGGCTGGTCAAAACTTCGATACTGACTCGAGGTTAATGAAATTTGCAACACAAAACATTAGAGAAAATAAACAAGGACCTGTTTTTGCTAGATTACAGCAAAATTTAGAATCGGCAACTTTAGGTAGGGTTAGAGCTCTCGATGCGTTGGGGGGGAACACCGCAACGGCAATAAACATAGTTACAGGAAGAGAACCCTTAGTTGAAAAAAACTATAAAATTACTGTTGCTAAAAGTTTATTAGGTAAAGGTGTAGATTTCCTCCAAACAGTTGCGGGTGTTGAATTTCCATTTAGTGAAATACCTGGTGATTATTTAACCAACCCAAGAAACCCTATTGAAAATAGACCAACACCAAAAACAGAAGCCGGTGCTATTTTACAAGACGTTACTGGTGTTTTAGGAAGTTTAGTTGGTATTCAAAGAAGACCTAAACTTGGAAGAAAACCTTCCGATTTAATGATTGAATACATGGGAGAGGGTCAGAAACAAATATTATTTGACCAATTAACATATTCAACATACGCTCCAAACTATACAACGACAGCAAGGTCACAACAATCATCAAAAATTTTCAATTTTGCGAATAGTTTTGCTCAAGGGGTAAAAACTGTTTTAGGATTAGAAGCACCAAAAGGTGTTGCATATATTGGAGACGATAGAAGTGAAGACGTGAAATATACCATGTCAGACTTTAATGACAACATGGTTAAAAGTAGTTACTTCTTAAGTTTAATGTTTGACCCGGTACAAGCCGCGTTATTCGAGAGACAAAGAAATATTTCCCAAGGTGGACCAATTAGTGGTAAACTGACGTGGATTAGTAAGAACTCACAAAACAAAATTGGATTATGGAACGAGGAATTCCAATCAAGAGAAAGTGATGCGTACAACAATTCAATTTCAACAAAATACGGATTTAGAGAAGATTCAATTTTGGGTAAAACTCAAGAAATCTTGGATTCAATGCCTAAAGATGGTCAAGCCACAAGAACACACGTTGGTAATGTTATTGACCAAACAAGTAGAATTTTTAAAGAAGGTGACAGTATGTTGTCTCGAGGTTCCGCAATTAAATTTGTTGACAAGTATAAACAAGAAACAGGTGCTGAATATTGTAGGGTGTGGACCAAAGATAGGTCTTATATGAACTATTCAGACACAATGAAAAGAACCGCTAATATCAGAAAATTTGATGATAGTGTAATGGGTGGTGAGAGCAGACCTTGGAATATTAATATCGCACCAATGTCAAGCGGAAACTATGATGCAAAAAATAGTTTTAAAAACTCATTTGGTGCAAAGAATTCAACAAACATATTTGAATCACCCACAGGTGATGGATTTTACGCTAAAAAATATATGTTCTCAATTGAGAACTTAGCATGGAGAACATCTAATACACCTGGTTTCACATACAATGATTTACCATTCTGTGAGAGAGGTAATAATGGAGGTAGGGTTATGTGGTTTCCTCCGTATGATTTGAAAGTTAGCGAGAACAACCAAGCTAGATGGCAAGACAATACGTTTTTAGGTAGACCTGAACCAATATATACTTATCAAGATACTTCTAGAAGCGGTCAATTATCATTTAAGGTTGTAGTGGACCACCCAAGTATTTTAAATTTATTGGTTAGAGAATACTTTAAAGGAATGTCCGATGAAGAATCGGAAAATTATATCAACGCATTTTTTGCGGGGTGTGAGGAATTAGATTTCTACGCATTAATCAGAAGATTCGCTCAATTAGATACAAACGATATAAAACTAATTCAAAGTTTCTTAAATCAAGGACAAGACCCCGAAACTATCAAACAATATAAGGTAACCACTGAGTATCCAACAGAAACAACACCAACAAATACAACAACACAAGGTAATGATGCGGATTCGAAACCCGTTGACGAAGTTATAATTAAATTAAAGTATGAAAACGATAGACCGGACCCAAATAATTTAAAACTTGATACCACACAAAATTATACACTATTATACGAAGCTTACAAAAACCAAAAACAAGCTTATATTAATGAATTAGGTGCCGCGTTAAATACTTTAACTGGTTTGTCTCAAACAGACACTCAAGTAAAAACAGAAAAATCTTTTATTTTTGGTGATGCTAATCACGTTATAACACAATCCGACATTGATGCTCAAAAAACAAAAATCGGTGATTATTTTAATGAAGCCGATGTGTCATTTAATAAATATGAATCTAGTTTAAATAGTTTAATATCAGACATATCTGGTAAAACAGCGGAAACAATTAGATTTCAAATTTTATCTTCATGTTCATCAGTTGCAACCAATGATTACAACGAAAGATTAGCACTAAGAAGAAGTCACTCCGTAATTCAAGATATTTTTGATAGATTATCGGCTGTCGGAGGAAAAAAAGAATGGCAAATAAAATGGCCAACAAATTTAAATTTAGTAAATAAAAATAATTCTGATAACGACAAAGAAATAATTCAAAAAGGAGAACCTATTGTAATTGTAAAAGAATATAGTACAAAAGATTTTGGTTTTGAACATGATACTAAAATTATTGTAGAATCGGTCAATTATGGTGAAACATTAACTGGAACCCAACCTGATAAAGATTGTGTTAATAAAGATTTCGTTAGAGTACCAAAATTAAAACAATACTCACCAATTGCGTTCTATTGTAGACAAACGGCAATGTCTTTAAAGTACAATAATAAATCAGAGAAGAAACAACCCGAAACACCCGCACCACAACCACCCATAACAAAAATCGAGGAAAATGGACAAGTTGTTGTAAATCCACCAACAAGGAAACCGGCAATTGACCCATTAAAAAGAATCATTGCAAAAACACTATCTGAATGTTTTTACTTTAAAAAATTAGAAGATAGTGACCCTGTTGTTTTTTCATCACTTAAAGAAAAATTAAAATATTTTCATCCCGCGTTTCACTCAACAACACCTGAAGGTTTAAATGCGAGACTTACATTTTTACAACAATGTATAAGACCGGGTGATACCATACCAATTAAAGGTATATCAGAAGATTCGGATGTTAGAGCAAGAAATACCTCTTTTGGTCCACCACCTGTTTGTGTATTAAGAATCGGTGATTTTTACCATTCAAAAATAGTCATTAGAGATGTGAACATATCTTTTGATGACGGAGGTCAAATATTGTGGGATTTAAACCCTGAAGGTATTGGTGTACAACCAATGATTGCTTCGGTCACACTATCGATAAACTTTATTGGTGGTCAAGGTCTTTCAAAACCTGTTGAACGACTTCAAAACGCTCTATCATCTAATTTTTACGCCAACACCGAAATGTACGATGAAAGGTCAATTGCAACAAATGAAACAATCGGTGGTAAGAAGGCCGAAGAATTTACTCGTGAATTTTTAGAAGATTTGAACAAAACTTATGGTAATGCCATTAACAAAACCAATCAATCTCAAAATACTAAAAATGTAAAAGATGGAAATTATATGGGAGCCCTTGATGGTAACAGTATAAAATATACGGACATAATTAAATCCGTCTTCGCCTCAACAGAAAGTTATTTTGATAAGTACCAAGACACGTATAACAAAGTTTATACAAAATACGGTAAAGATATTACCGCTCTTTTATTTAAGGGTGAATATAGACGAATAAATCAATACGACATTTACACCTCAACATCACCAACACCGGGTAAAACATTATCATTACTTGGTTTATATAAAAAGACACAAGAATTAACAGTTTACACAACTGGATTAAAAACAGGATTAGCTAATTTTCTTAACAATTCATCATCAACTTATTTAGTTGATATGGTTGGTTTTAATAAAGAAATGACCAACTCAATACTTACAGATACGAATGTTAAATTAAAAGATTTTATAACTAAAGAGATAATTGAAAATAAAATAAATGAACTTACCGTTTCCACTCAAATATTAGATGAACTTGAAAAATCAAGAAACCAACTAATATCTGATTTAGATAGAGTTAATTTCGTTATTAAAAATGGTAAGGATTCAACAGTACAAGACAGTGTTGTTAAATCTGTGGCAATTAGTGGATTTACTTCTGATTTGTTATATAATGAATATAGTACCTGTATTGATTATATTGAGACAAATGCACCGAAATTAGTTGATGGTCTATCTACCAATATTACATTTTTAAATCCAACAATACAATCGGCGGATTTTGAATTTATGATGAAACAATTGTTATACGATAAAGTAGATGCATTTATATCAGAGCTAAAAGACCCTTCGTTATATAAAGACCCTCTAAAAAATCAATTGAAAAAGAGATTAAATAAATTTGTTGAAAAACCAGAAGAAAAGAAATTTAAATTAACCAAATTCAAAAAAAGGAAAAGTGATAAAGAAATTAAGTTTGGAATTTCATCCACAACAGATGAAACAAACCAAACAATAATAGATGAAGCGAACCAAATCTTTTCAACATCAAACGAAGTAAAAGATAAATTAAATTATTATAGACCACAATAATGAGTAGACAGTATTTTGATAGATATCAGTTTTTTGTTGAAGATGGTAAATTTAGGATTGTACCAGGTATTGAAATCCCAATAAAACCTTCTGACAGATATATGTTTTATAAAAAAGGTAGAGATAGATTCGATAAGATATCTCAAGATTATTATGGTTCACCAGTATTTGGTTGGTTAATATTACAAGCAAATCCAACCGCTGGTAGTGTTGAATTTCAGATACCTGATAATTTTGTTATTAGAATACCTTTTCCTCTCACAACGTCTTTACAAGATTATAAAAGAAGTGTAGAATTGTATAACCTATATTATGGCGAGCAATAATGATTACCCAAATAATGAAAACATACTTGTAAAAGTTGACCAAAACAATCTTATTTATGTTGACCCAAATAGTGTTGTTGATGCAAACGGAGAAGTTCAACCAAGAGGACATAAACAAGAAAACTTAGTCATGTATGTGAACTTGGAAGCTGATTTGATTCCAAGAACGACTCTTATTGCTGACGATAACGTAGGAAATACACTAACTCAAGTTGCAAAAGGTAATCTCAATTTTTTAAGAAACGCAAGTGGTGATGGGAACTTTGATACCACATGGACTGACGCTTTTGTTCCCAAACCAATTCAGGGTCAAGAATCTACATATAAAAATGGATATGACGTAACATTCGGTGAGGACCAATTCAAAGACCCAACAGGACAATCTTTTGGTATTGATTCAATTAATATTGACGTAAAAGGTGCCAACTTTGTTCCACAAATCACTATAAACTTTGTTGACGTAAGAGGTAAAACTCTTTTCGAATCTTCTGAAAACTCACCTTATCGAGCTTTCTTCCATTTACCGTGGCCAATTTTTTATTTAACAGTTAAAGGTTACTACGGTAAAGCCATTCGTTATAGATTACATATGACCGATTTTAAATCGAGATTTAATGAATCTAATGGTAATTTTGAAATAACAACAAAGTTTGTTGGTTCAACTTTTGCATGGTTAAACGATATCCCATTGTCTGCAATTATCAACTGCCCTTATATGTTTTTGGTCGAAGAAAAAGACAATACAAAATTTAATGAAAGTACAGGATTATATGAAAAAAGAGTAAAACAATCATCAAGAGGTTATACGATATTAAAATCGGTGTATAGACAATACGAACAAAAAGGTTTAATCCCAAAAGGTTTTCCTGTTCGTACCCTAAAAGAAATTGGTTACATCGCTGAAACTCTTGATAAAATACTTGAACAACAAATTTTTAGAAAAGTCAGTATGGATGTCTTTTCTGGTATAAAAGAAATGGACACCCTTCTCAATGATTTTGAAAATTCAATTAAGGCTTGGGGTAAACAATATCTATCACAAGAATATACATTATTTACTAAAACTGCAACCAATAGTGAAACAATTAGTGATTTATGGTTTTATTTGAACGCGAAAGATAAGACAGAGACAAAACATATATTAGGTAACGGAGCGGGTGCTCTTGAATTGTTCTTAACTAGTTTTAACACCGCTATGGGTAGGACTAAACTATTGACCCAAGAATTATATAACAATAATGTTTTAATAAATAAAACAAGTGGAGACTTCAAAAGAATTTCAATAAGAAATGTTAAAAACGTAAGTTCATATTATAAAGTTCTTAATGATAAAAAAGTAGTTGTACATATCGATGGAATTTTTGAAGACATTTTTCAAATAAGAAAATCATTTGAGGAACAAAGAAAAAAAGTCGAAGATGATGTTGAATCGGAAATGAACAAGGTCATTAAAAGTAAAGAATATGGTTTTGGATTTGAACCAACCGTAAGAAATATGTTTGCGGTTTTATTGGCCAATGCTGAGGTTTTTATTAGGTTAATGAAAGATGTTCATAACAAAGCTTTTGAAGCTGCTAACAATAGAAAAAAGACTTTAACAAATTTATCAAAAGAGTCAAAAGGTGAAAACATATATCCATGGCCTGAAGTAAAAAAACCTCAAGGTGGTGGTAAACAAAATGTAATTGCGTATCCGGGTGATGAAGAATTAGTTCACAAATTAAAATCTTATGACAAAACTCTTTGGCCTGAAGTTGACTTTGTTGAGGAGTATATTAAAATTGTAACCAATAGGGTAGAAACAAACGTAAATGGGGAACCCACAAGAAATGATGTAAATTATGTTTTTGATTCAAATACTGAAAATCAAAAAATTGAAGACTTATCAGGTATTGACGTTATAAATGAATCTATACCATTTATTGATAAAAGTTACGCGGGATTTGTTTACGAATTGTACGAAAGAGCACTGTATTCAACATTGTTTGATTCTTTTAATGACCAAATGATTAGACAGTTGGCCAATGAAGAATTTAAAAATATTCAAGAATTAATAAAAGACGATAACGATATTATTGAGTTAGCAAAAAAAATAACCAATATAGACCAATTAATTGCTCCTGTTACAAAAACAGAATTAAGAGAAAACGGTGTTATTCAAAAAAATGAAGATGGGACACCTAAGACCACTACGGTTTATAAAGGATATCTACCTGGATTATCACCATATGAAAGATTCAATTATTTTAAAGACCGTCTACCAACAACCAATTATATATCTTCAGTCATTGACGAACCATTTAAATTTCAAAAATATGACGAGACAGCAACTAACCCTACGGGTGATTTAAAAGAAGATGATTTAAATAAAATTTTAATTGATTACGAACCTGAAACATACAGGACAGACATATACCCCTTCAATTCAACAACATATTTGAATTATTTAGGTAAAACAAATTTCACAAGAGATAATTTTAAATTTAATGGTATTTTAAAAGTTAACAGTTCTCAAGGTTTTATATGTTCACCAATAGAATCTAAATCATGGGTTAAACCATCAGCAGACAGCACTGACTTTTTTAAAAATACGATTAATGTTACAGGAAACACAACCTCAATATTAAACACACCATATTTTCATAATCAATTATTTAATGATTTTAATAAATCAACTTTACGAGGTAAGTACGCTGGTTCATCGTATTTGTTATTAAACTCATTACCTTTCATTGATTTAGATGAACAAATAACATTTGGAGGTCAGTCAATACTAACATCTTCTTTATTTAGAGAAGTATCGTCTACACATTTTATACCATATCATTTAATGTTAAAATGGGGTTCAATTTATCATAGATATAAAACACACTTAATAGATGGTTACGATATTTTGAATGGATGTGTAAATTCAAGCTATGTTACAAAACCATTAACAGGTAAAACCCTATTTGATAATAATGGTGCACTAATAACATACACATCAACAAACGCAAGTAGTAGTGGTACTACGATTAATGTACCAAATACAATAGGACTACAAACAGGAATGACCGTTACGGTTATTGCTGGTACAGGACAAACAGCGCCGAATACGTACATTACAAATATTACAAGTACTACAGGATTTACAATTTCACAAACTCCACTTACAGGACTAACAGGTGCCACAGTATTTGCTGTTTATGATGAATATGTGACCTTTGATATAGTACCAAAAATTTCCACATCATCAGGTTCAACTTCAGGTGTTACATATACTGGTTACACTAATGCAGGTATTAGACCGTTCTATCAAACTGTGTACAGTCAAATAGTAAATGACTATGCAACTTATGATATAACTTTAGGTAATGTTTCATATTCTTCCACAAGTACATCGGGTAAATTATTACATAGGGTTACACAAAAAAGCGGTATGAATTATTGGGACGTGGTTATGGATAATTCCAAATACATAACCTCAGACAAAAACTACACTTTATTACCATCTCTTGGGGGACATAAAAATAGTGACATATCCAATAGTAACACATTCACAGTAGCTGAGGAGTTGACATTTAAAACACTTTGGTACCTAAACGACACTCTTTCAACTAGTTTTAGTGGACAAACGTTCCCAAGTCCGTACGATTATTTTAGGACAACAGGTAACACATATTCAATATCAACTAATTACAAAAAGGCGTTAGATTTAATCGGTACATTTAGCCCTCAAATACTTGAGTATTTTGAAAGTTTCTTTCTTGATTTTGCTAGTGAAAAAATAAATGAAGAAATACCGTATAACATTTTTAGGAATATTAGTTATCCTAAATTCCAAGATATGTTAAAGAAATTATCCGTTGTTGAAAAGAAAGACGATGATAGTAATGATATTGATTTATTAATTGGTAACACATTAAAAGAAAGACAAAAAAGAAACGCTGAATCTATCACTACAGATATATTAAGTGCTAACAACTTAATAAAATTTACGTTAGCAAACCCAAAAGAAATTGATGCCAATTCTTTATATGGTTTGACAGCGGTTCAACCTTATAAGTCTTTGACAACTTATAAACCACAACCTTTCAGTGCTTCAGATTTAACAACCCCAAATCTTAATTTTATTAAATTATATATTGGTGAAGATATTGATAGTTACTATGTTAATTTCTTTAGTTTATTGGACGTTAAATTAACTGAAGATAACATAAAAAAACATAGGCCGTTGGCTCAAATATATGGTGGATATCGAAAAGCGGGAGGAACCAACACCAAAGCCGCGTTTTTAACTTATTTACAAGATTCAATAATACTTAAAAATACAGGTGGAACAAATGTTCCAAAAGGGGCTGAAGCTAGGCTTGCTTTGTATTTGAATACACTTTTACCATTATTAGATAAATTAACGAGTAACGCCACGGGTAATCCTGCTGCTAGTATTGATATGTTTAGAGGTTACAATTCAACTCAAACAAAGTTAGAATTGTATAACACTTTCAAATCATTTAACGATAAATGGACCGCCGGTAATTCAATTGGTCAACGTTTGTTACTTGAGGAATTTTTATTCTTAGACAAAGCCAATAGAGACATTGGTGATAAATTTTATTTAAACATAGATAAGTTTACACCTTTATTGGACCCAAACAACTCTAAACTTCCTTTGTACAACGCCATTTCTATGATAATACAAGGTACTGGATTAGATATGAGAGCGTTACCTGCCTATATAAATTTTTATGGTAATAACTTGACAAATAAGAATAAAATAACACCATCAAAAAAAGTGGCATCAACTTTATTTGGTACATTCTTAGAGGTTGATTATCAAGAGGCGACACCAAAAGTTATCATACAATTAGTTGGACAAACATCGAAAAGAATTGATATGTCCAATAGTAAGGCGTATAAGTTTGTTGACGATAGTTTTTATATTGGTGGACAAACTCCAAACCCATTATTAATAACATCATTAGAAGGTTTCTCACAAAACGATTTATCAAAATCTAATAGGGTAGTTGCGTTTGAGGTGAGTTTTGGTGACCAAAATCAAGGTATATTCAAAGGAGTCACATTAGACCAAAGTACACTAAAAAATACATCAGAGTCTTTTCAAGTTTTAGAAAATCTATCAAGGTCGGCTTCAGGTGCTGGTGTTCATAATGTAGACACAAGTTTATTCGATTATTATAAACAAGCATCATATAAATGTGGTGTAACTGCCATGGGTAACGTTATGATTCAACCAACAATGTTCTTTTACTTAAAAAACATACCTATGTTTAGGGGTTCATATTGGATTACTGAGGTTTCTCATCAAATCAAGGGTAATAACATCTCAACAAGTTTTTCAGGAACACGAATACCATATACTTCATTACCTGACCCTAAAGACTCATTTGTTGCAAGTTATCGAATTCTATTTGATAAAATTCAAGCAAAAGCTATTGCTAAAATCAAACAGAGAGCTACTAACGATACCGATACTGACCAAGAAGTTATATACCAAGGAGTACCATATGTTACGGACAGACAAGGTAAAAATATACAGGGTGAAACGGTTATTCAAGAAGTTGGTATTAACAGATTTGGTGTACCATATAATGGATATAATGAAACTCGTCTAATACAAAAAGTTAGAAACGGTAATGAGGAATGGTTTAGAACTATTGTATATAAAATGGGTGGAGAAAAATACCCAATAGATGACGCACAAGGATTTAATCTCACAAACGGAATTACATGGTCTGACGTTAAGGATTCAAGTTATAAATTCTATAATGTGGATTTTCAATTGTCAAGAACCATTACTAATGATGTTATAAAAACTGCTAAAACAACATTTAAGAACCCTAAAAACAATACTCAATTAACAGTAAATCCTAATTACCAATTAGACAAAACTGTTGGTTCAATAGTAGTTGAAGGTCCAATTAGTAGAGGACCGAAGTCTACCGAGATTGGTATGGGTATGTCACCGAAACTTATGTCCGAATTAGGACTATACGATGGAGATGTTGTATACTTTAAAATGGATTAATTTTTAAGTTTTCCACTTTTTTAGATATTTATTAAAGAAAATACCATGAACAACGAAAAATTGAATAATACTTTGGATAACTACATGAAAAATCCAAAACAAGTAAAATCCGTTTCAAAAGATGGAATGGAAACAGAAGAATGCGACCTTCAAACCGGTGAATGTTATATTATCAGGTCTAAAGATGGTATAGTAGAAAGAATAAACAAAAAATTCATAACCGAAGACGGTAGACAACTTTTACAAGACTAACTATGAAAAAATTAGAAAAATCACTTATGGAAGAACTCGCGAGATACAACGCGATTAACAAATATACTAAAACCTTAATGGAACAAGGTGAAGTACCACCACCTGCTGGAGACGTACCACCTCCACCACCCGGTGAAGTTCCACCTATGGACGCAGCTGCACCAATGCCAACTGATGTTCCACCGGCACCTGCGGCACCTACTGAAGATACTGAAGAAATAGATATCACAGATTTAGTTAATATGACCAAATCAATTAAGAAAGATTTGGATGACAGTAAATCTAATAACAATGATGTTGTTGGTAAAATGGAAACAGTATTTACTAAACTGACAGATTTGGAACAAAAATTATCTCAGATGGATGCGGTAATGAACAAAATTGATGAATTAGGTAGCAAGGTTGAAACCATGAAAGAAAAAACTCCACAAGAAAAATTACAGTTACGTTCTTTGGACTCATACCCGTTCAACCTGAACCCTCAAGAGTTTTTCGCCCAAAAACAAGGTGAGATGCAACAAACAGGTAAAAATGAGTACGTTCTAACCAAACAAGATATTGAGGATTATTCAAACGACACAATAAAAGATAGTTTTAACGCAAAAACAGAAGAAGATGAATTTAAGTTCTAAAGTAAACTTCTTATTAGGCTTACAATTACAAATGAAAATAAACCATTGGCAAACAAAAGGTATTGCCAGACACGACGCTTTTGGTAAAACCTATGATGGTTTATCAGACCTTATTGACGAATTTGTTGAGGTTGCCATGGGTAAATATGGTAGATTTACACTTGAAGAAGATACAAATACTATTCAGTTAGTAAACCTTTCAGATGTCAATCCCGTTGATATGGTCAAAGTTTGTACTGAAGCTCTTGTTGAGTTCTCAGATGACTTAGATGATAGATTAGACACTGATTTGTTAAATTTAAGAGATGAGATGCTTGGTTTATTGAATAAATTACTGTATCTTTTAACTCTTGAGTAACCCCTTCCCAAAACAATTTTAAAAAAAAAGAGAGTCAGATTTTGTAATCTGACTTTTTTTGTCTATACTTTACATAGAAACATTTTCTAACTTTTAAAAAACAAACATATGATGTCAACAACAGAGTCAGTACTGGCACAGTACGAAAAAGACAAACAGGTCGCAAGCGGCAACACAAACAAGGTATCCCAAGAGGATAGAATGAAGAAGTATTTTACCACACTCCTACCAAAAGGTGAAAGAAGTGGTGAAAGAAGAATTAGAATCCTACCTATGAAAGATGGTAGTAGCCCATTTGTTCCCGTGTATTTCCACGAGGTACAGGTTGATGGTAATTGGGTTAAACTGTATGACCCAAACCAAGAAGGTAAACGTTCACCATTGAACGAAGTACATGAAGGATTAAAAATGACAGGTGACGAACAAGATGCTATTTTAGCTCGTCAGTATAAATCTAAGATGTTCTATATCGTAAAAG